TTGTGCCTGAGACAGTGTATTGAGCACCGACTCTATTTGATTGTACCGCAGCACCCTGAACGCTTAGTTGTACGGAATCAACGATTTTTGATGTAATTTCAGCAGCAAAAGCAGGAGTAGTAAAGAATAACGAAAAGGCTAAAAGAAGCTTTTTCATTGTTCTAAAGATGAAAACCTAGCTTATTTAGGAGTGGACACTTCTTAAACTGGCACCTTGACAAAACCTAAATATTAACTTATTATGAAAAATCCCTCTCACAGGGGATTACATCATGAGATTTTGATGTGATTTTAGAGCCCAGGAGATCGCCCTCTGAGAAGAGGGAAGTGCGCTTTCTCTATTGGGATGTAGAGTTCAATTAAAACTAGTGCAAAATTTCTTTACAGTAGCCCTGCCTCTTGTGGCAACGGTTACAACCAGTACGGCAACACTGCCATTCGTAAACTACAAAATGGACGGTCCTCCGCCCCCTGTAGTTGAAGAGACAGCAATCCGCGAGGTTGCTCCCGAAAAGCCAAAAGAGAAAAGGCTAATTTGTAAAGGGTGTAATGAAAATGAAAATGTAGCTCTGGAATATTTCCAGAACATTGGAATTAAAGACAGAAACGCCCTTGCTACCATCATGGGTAATATTCGTCAGGAATCAACTTTTGTTCCTAACATTTGTGAAGGTGGTAGCAGAACCAGTTGGGGTAACTGCGGTCGCGGTTACGGACTGATTCAATGGACATCTGCCAACCGTTATTATGGATTGGGTGATTTTGCTAAGAAGTATGGTGGTTCTCCATCATCACTTCACACGCAACTTCGTTATCTAACAAATGAAGTTCAGTGGCAAGACATTGAGGAGAAGATGAAAACTCCTGGTAAGTCAATTAATCGCTACATGGACTATGCGTATAGTTGGATCGGATGGGGGCATCATGGTGCTCGTACATCTTATGCACATGAGTATGCTTCCAAACTGATCACGGTAGAAGTTTGATATATAAGGGGAGTGCTGCAGACCTCCCCTTTCTTATGTTTAAATTTGGAAAACAAAAACCAGATATAAAACAATACGCTATAATAGGAATTGTATTATCTTCTCTTATAGCAGCACTCTCACAATGCACAGGAGTATCTCAAGATGGACTTTGGGACTTACTGGATGAGGTTCAAAGAAAATATTTCCCACAAACTATTCTTAATGAGTTTGTTATTAAAGATCCTGCGAAGTTAAATCGTAGAATCAAGCGTGATGTAGACTCGGCCATCGCAGAGTATGAACGCTTGACGGGTGATGGTGGAACTGTTAGAATGCCTAAACCAAGGTTGGTTGAAAAACCATCTGACGGTAGCAAGGCGCAAGAACTACTGGGAGGTGAAATGAGATTGTGTGCTCCTTGGGTTGACGACTGCCCTAAGGACTGATAGAATACTCTCATGACTCAATAGCTCAGTTGGATAGAGCATCTGCCTTCTAAGCAGTTGGTCGGGGGTTCAAGTCCCTCTTGAGTCGCTTGACAATTATACTCAATTACTCTATAATTGTCTCATAAGCGGGTATGGTGTAGCGGTAACACGCCATCCTTCCAAGTTGGAATCACCGGTTCGAACCCGGTTACCCGCTCTGAACCTTTTGGTTCTTATTCCTCTGTAGCTCAGCGGTAGAGCTATCGACTGTTAATCGATTGGTCGCAAGTTCGAATCTTGCCGGGGGAGCCTAGGGCGATTGGCGCAGCGGCAGCGCAGCTGCTTTACACGCAGACGGTCATTGGTTCGAATCCGATATTGCCCACTTATAAATACTTCAAAAAGATAATGGACGAGTTATACGAACTTCTTCATAAAGCACAAACAAGTCTTTTCTGTTTATTTCAGAAAACTTGGGTTTACCATTGGAACGTAGTGGGATCTGATTTCCCACAATTGCATGAACTGTTTGGTAATCAATATGAAACAATGTTTGGTGAAATCGATCGTCTTACAGAGAACATGCGTTATCTTCGTATGAAAGCTGTAGGTCCAATTAGTAGAGTTGTTGAAACTTCTGAAATCCCCGAGGCAACAAATTCACCAACTGCAGAATCAATGGTCAGTCAATTACTCGCTGACAACAAGACATTCTGTGAAATATGTGCTAAAATTTCGGAAGAGTCTGAAAAGCAAAGACAATATGCTACTGCAAATCTAGTTCAAGATTTAATGGAAGCACATGGTAAAAATGTTTGGATGTTACGTTCCTTTCTAAAAGAATGAAAAAGAAAACTATTAGTAAACTTATTCAAGGCCCTTTGCGGTTTCATCATCAAGATATTCACGAAGAATTAGAAGAGATTAAAGGTAAGTTGGATCATGTTAGTAGTCAGATGCAAGTGTTGCAACAAAGAATTGATTGGTACATCCAAACTACAGGTGTGTGGTTGCCAAAATCAGATGTCAGTGAAAGAGGACAAGATTTCTGCGATTGACTTATCTCAAGTAGTTGTGGTAGAATCTAATAACCAGAAAAAACAATCTGGTATTCTTTCGTCTCAAGACCTTGCTTTTCAGGAAGCAAGGAGACAACGTAAGATTCGTAAATTAGAATTTGACGTTCGTTAAATATTGGAAGGGTGGTCGAGTGGTTGAAGGCTCTAGTCTTGAAAACTAGCGAAGTGAAAGCTTCCGTGGGTTCGAATCCCACCCCTTCCGTTTATAAGTAACATCAAAATGAAAATTGCAATTTTAGGAAAAGGAACTTCTGCAATTATAACTGCTCTTACATGCATGGAGCACGGATATACTGTAGAAATATATTATGATCCAAATAAACCACATCTTAATGTTGGAGAATCAACAACTCCACATATTGCACAAATACTTAGATCAATTTTGCGAATTTCCATAGGAGATTTGATAGATCAAAATATTGTCTCACTTAAATATGGCATAGTATTTGATGGTTGGGGAGTAGGAAATAGTTTTAAACATTATTTTAATTCAAATTCAAGTGCTTTTCATTTTGAAAGCGGAATATTTAATAAATTTATACATGACATTTTAGAAAGTCGTGGAGTTAAATATCACGCTTTTAAAATTGAAAAGTATGATATTGATTTAAATTCCGAAAAAGTTATTATTAATAATAATGAATACGATCATTTGATTTGTTGCTCTGGATGGGATGATGGAGATGAATATAAAAAACCAATTTTTGAAACTGTAAATAATGCTTTTGTTTATTCTAAAGAATGTGCTAATAGTCAACCATACACACACCATTTAGCAACAGTTGATGGATGGCAGTTTGGACTTCCTTTTCCTGATAGAAATATAATCAAACATGGATATCTTTTTAATACAAAATTTACCAATATTGATGACGCCAAAACAAATATTGAAGGTGATAATATAAGGCATATATCTTGGGAACCAAAATATTGCAAAAAAATGATTCAAAATCGTTTTTGTTCTTATAATGGAAACCGATTAATGTTTTTGGAACCACTTCAAGCTTTATCTTTGTATTATTACAAAGTATTTGCTGATTATATTTGCCTTTTTATTAAGGAAAAAAGGCATGAAACTTTTGTCAAGTATAACCAATATTATTATTCTCAAATGTTTAAATATCAATTATCTTTAGCTTGGCATTATAGTTACGGATCAAAATATGAAACTCCATTCTGGCAAGATGTGAAAAAAAGATCCAATGATTTTTTAAATATGTCTTATTTTGGGTCGAAAGAATATTATGAAAATGCACTTCATCATGATAAGAAATACGATACATATGAGTATTTTAATATAGGGTGTTTTCAATATGATGATTATTTCCAAGTTCATTCTGGGATGACTGGAGAAAAATTAGAATTTAAAGATACTTATATAAATTTTTTCTAATTTAATAATTTCTTCAACAGTGTTACGCAATGAACACAATAGTTGACGTTTGAATTTTAGTGATTATTATATAGTAGTATTATCACTACAAATCAATGGATCAACACACCTATGAAAACTGGGTGAAGATCAAAGTAACTTTCGAAGAGTCTGGTAATATGGACAATATGTTCTATTATCGAGCTTGTGAAATTGTCAAAACCCGAAAAGATCCTCTTGCAAAATTTCTTGGAGATGAAGAATGATTCAAGAACAGGATGAACTTATCAGTCGTTCAGAAGTACAGGAGATGATCGATGATGCAATTCGTAAACACAACCGCAACGCTGCAATTATTTCTATGTGTGTCGGTTGGGTCGTTCTTGCTTTATTTGCTGAAGGTCTCCTCAGACTCATAGGTATCATTCCACCTTTATTGCCATGGCTCAAAATCACATTGAACTAATTGGTTGTATACTGTTATTAGTTTTTGCTTCCACGATGTTCTATCAAGGAACATGTATCTTACGAGGTCATCGTGGTTATTCTTTGAGAGACTATCTCAATCAAGATAGTACCAACATGCGTAAAAGAGTAGAAGAACTATTAAAAGACAAATGAAAAAGTTTAACGACACAATACTAACAGTCACGATATCAATTATTGACTTCTTGTATCGTGACTTTCACATCCAAAGATTCTGGGTCCTAGAGACAATTGCCAGAGCCCCCTATTTTGCTTTTCTAAGTGTGTTACATCTCAAAGAAAGTTTGGGTTTAAGAACTGATACACACTATTACTTGATGAAAGAACACTTTGCACAGACAGTCAATGAAACGGAGCACCTTATTGAAATGGAGCATCGTGGTGGAGCAGATCGCTGGATTGATCGCTTTTTCGCTTATCATCTGGTTCTCATCTATTATTGGATTCTGGTGGGTTATTATTTTATTGCTCCCGTTTCTGCTTATCACCTGAATGCTGGTATTGAGTTTCATGCTACAGAGACATATCTAGATTACTTCTGGGATCATCCAGAGGATACTAGAATAAGTGAAATCGCAGTTGATGAGATGAATCACTATATCGAACTTTCGAGAGCAATGGAGATGGTTTAATGGAATCCAACATTAAACAAAGATATCACTTTGCTGCTTCTGCATTTGTGAGAATGTGGGGAAGAGGTGCAATGAGTGATATAAAAATAAAAGAGTTTTGTATGGAATGGGCTCATAAGGATGTTAACGCACCGTTGAGTGGTGATATGGATCAATACTTCTATTATGAGTTCAAGACTTGGAGGGGATACTAATGTTTCATCTTGTAGAGGCATTAGCAGCAAGTCAGATTTGGTTGGGACTTTGTGGAATGGGGTTGACAATTATTCCAATTCTTGGTATTATAGCTGTACATTCAAAGAAAGACAACGGGGCGTAGTTCAGCGGTAGAATGCTGGTTTTGGGAACCAGAGGTCACAGGTTCGAGCCCTGTCGCCCCGATATTAACTTACTTATGAAAATGACACACGAACTTCAATCATTCACTATAGAAGAATTTCAAGCAGACTTTGATTCTCTAATGGATAGAGTAGAAAACGGAGAATCGTTTCTCATAACAAGCGAGAATGGAAATGTTGTTATGGTTCCTTACAATGAAGTCATAGAAATATTCGAAGATGCTAAAGTGGATGATGAAGTCATACGCATCCACACTGATCACGAAGAGGGATCATAGGGGAGCATAGCTTAATGGTCAGAGCGGCCTGCTTATAACGGGTTAGTCTGGGTTCAACTCCCAGTGTTCCCATTGGGTACAACAAGGAACGTTGTATTAAACGAAGGGTCCCCTCCGCTGAATCGTAGATTATCGTGATCAGACACCCTCGCCCAAAATGCTCCTTTAGCAATCTGGTGAATGCACCGAACTCATAATTCGGCTAAGGTGGGTTCAATCCCCTCAAGGAGCACTTGACAGGTCACCTGTCAAACTAGTATAATATCAAGGTCAACATTCAAAACAATGACTCTCACAGCAAAATTCAAGAAAGACATTCAAACTCTTCGTGGCGCAGCTAGCGGCGATTTCTATCTTGATGTAAAGAATCCAAAACTTTATAAAAAGGTTCGTCGTTACTATGAAAGCGAAGGTGTGGTATTCTCTGGTGATCCTCTGGATGACTATGAAATGCTTATGGAATATGTCTTCAATGATCTTGAATCTGTTGAAGTAGCATGAACATTATTCTTGAACGATTTCCTTATCGTTATGTAGAATGTGGAACCCTAGAAAATGGGTTCCCCGACTATCGAATTCAAAAAGCAGATAGTTGGACTAAGCGTTATTCTGACATGTACTTGTGTGATAATGGAATGCAATTGGCAACTGCTATGGAAGATTTTGAATACACCAAATGGCTTGATCCTGAAGGTGTACCTTGTTATGTACGTGATGATGAAGACACGGATGGTCTATAACAGCACTGGTCGGGAGCAAACCCCTTATGTCTAAATCAAGTATCTTAAGATATCTTGGAAACTTCCTCCTAATGCTTGGTTATCAAGTTATGTTATGGGGAAATTTTAAATATGGTTTGATGATAAAGTTTATCGGAGGACTACTTGGTATTCCTTTTGCTATCAAACTCAAACTTTGGGATGTGCTATTTCTGATAGCATTCTTTGGTATTACCGAGATATCAAAGTTAACCCAACTTTTCTTGGTTTCATAAAACCAAGTGGTGGAGTCAAATACCCAAAATGAAAACAAAAACAATTTACTATCATCCAGTTCCAAAATCACCAACTTCTGTTGAGAGCCTACATATTCCAATAAAAGTTGATAATGAATATGTTGGAAAATCTAGTCTTTTAAATTGTCCAGTATGGCAACATCAAAATTCTAGAACTTTTACCGTATATGCATCATCAAATTTACATTTGCAAATTGACAAAGAATCTAATTCAATTTTTTCAAACAATCTAAATCAACAAGAATTTGATACATTCATTATTTGGGTGTATGATCACGATACAAGCAAAACTCCAATAGTTCAAATTGATAATTTGTACAGTAATTTTTATTGGACTGATGATAAAGATATTTGGATTTCTATTCTTCCACATCCATTGACAGCATTAAATAATAACTTTTATCACTGTGGTGGATGGTTCAATTTAAGTAATTGGGATAGGCAAGTAAACATTGGTGCAGTTGTAGTGGATACAAACAAACCAATAATAATTAATAGAGGAGATCCGCTTTATAATATAAAATTTCATACTAAAAATCATAATGATCAATTCAAATTAATATGCAAAGAAATTGATTATAAGCGGTTTGAAAAAATGAATAAACGAACAAATTTTGTATTATCAAAAAGACTTAGTTCTGGATTCAATTATAATGATATTCTTTTTGAATCTGGAAAAGAATCTAAATGTCCCTTTAAATTCTTTTGGAATAAGTAAGTTTCTTATTTCTTTAAAAAATAAGTGGTGCGGATGGGGCAACCCCGCCTGGTTTCCAATTTCCAGTCAAAGAATTGGTGGCGTGCATGAAAGACCTATAGGGGGAGTTGACAACAACTCCCTTTTTCTGTATGATATATACTGAGAATAATTAATAACTTTTTTATGGGTCAATATGTAAAGAAGGCACTGGTCCTTGGTGCTGGTGGTTTCATTGGAAGTCACATGGTAAAAAGACTACGAGCTGAAGGATATTGGGTTCGTGGTGTAGATCTTAAGCGTCCTGAGTTTTCCAAAACAGAGGCAAATGAATTTGTTGTTGGAGATCTTCGTGATGTGGATTTTGTTCGTCGTGTTCTTGAGTGGAAAGGAGAGCAAGGAAACTTTTATCAATCAGTTCCATACCGTTTCATTCAAGTATTTGATGAGATCTATCAGTTTGCAGCTGATATGGGAGGAGCAGGTTTCGTTTTCACTGGAGAAAACGATGCAGAAATTATGCATAACTCCTGCACAATCAATCTGAACATTCTTGAAATGCAGCGTCAGATGAATGAGCGCCATGGAAAGAATGTAACTAAGATCTTCTATTCCGGCTCTGCTTGCATGTACCCAGAATACAATCAACTCGATGCAGACAATCCAGATTGTCGTGAAGAATCCGCATATCCTGCCGCGCCAGACTCTGAATATGGATGGGAAAAACTTTTCTCTGAGCGACTCTTTTTCGCTTATCATCGTAATCATGGGATCCCTGTTCGGGTTGCTCGTTATCACAACATCTTTGGTCCTGAAGGAACCTGGGAAGGTGGAAGAGAAAAAGCACCCGCAGCGATCTGCCGCAAGGTGGCCTATCTTCCAGTCGCAGGAGGAAAAATCGAGGTGTGGGGAGACGGTTTACAGACTCGTTCCTTCCTGTACATTGACGAATGCATCGAAGCAACTCGCAGAATGATGGATAGTGATTTCATGGGTCCAGTGAATATTGGATCTGAAGAAATGGTTACTATCAATCAACTTGTGGATACTGCTGCAAAGGTAGCAAACAAATATGTTGATAAAGAACATATTTTAAATGCACCATTGGGTGTCCGTGGTCGCAATAGTAACAACGATCTTATTCGTTCTAAGTTAGGATGGGACTACTCCATGACTCTCGAAGAGGGTATTGCTAAAACATACGCATGGATTAACGAACAAATTGAGAAAAAACACGCTGAACAATGAACCGCATTGAAAACTATTCTGAACTCGAAACACGTATCGTTTCTTGGTTAAAGGACTACGCAGAACAATTTAATATTAAAGCATTTGTTATTGGTGTCTCTGGAGGTATTGACTCTGCAGTGTCATCAACTCTTGCTGCTAAGACTGGTCTTCCTGTGTACGCACTGGGAATGCCAATCTATCAAAAGGAAGAACAAGAAACTCTTTCTGATGCTCACCTTGAGTGGCTTGAATCAAACTTTAGTAACGTTGTAGTTCAAAAGTTTGATCTTTCAAAAGTGTTTAATACCTTTGAATTCACCATGCGCGAATTTGGTGCTGACAAACACGCTCTTGCAAACAGTCGTTCACGTCTTCGCATGGTAACTCTTTATCAAGTTGCTACAACTGTCGGTGGTATTGTAGTGGGTACTGGTAACAAGGTTGAAGATTATGGTGTCGGGTTCTATACTAAATATGGTGACGGGGGAGTTGACATTGCTCCTATCGCAGATCTGTATAAGACTGAAGTATGGGAACTTGGCAAACACTTTGGCGTAGACGAACGTATTATTAACGCTGCTCCTACAGATGGTCTGTGGGATGATGGTAGAACGGATGAAGATCAACTTGGAGCTTCATATGTTCAACTGGAAGAAGCAATGGAGTACGGAACTGGTCCTGGTGTCGAAGTTCTTCAGAAATTCAACTCCCAAAACAAACATAAAATGGAACCTATCCCAACATTTACCCTATGAAAATTGGTCTGATTGGAGCAGGCAGACTTGGCATCTGCCTTGCTCTGCTTTTAGAAAAAGCAGGTTATGAAGTTGTTGTTTCTGATTGTCGTCACGATTACGTCATTGGATTGAACAATAGAGTCATTACTACTAGTGAGCCTGAAGTTGCAGAACTGCTTGATAATTCCAAAAACTTTACAGCAGTAACTGACAATTTTGAAGTCATTAAAAATTGTGATTTTATCTTCACACTTGTTGCAACACCATCTCTTCCTAGCGGAGATTATGATGTGAGTTCTGTATGGCAAGTTGTTGAAGATTTTAAGAATGCAGAATTTTCTGTTCGTGGAAAAACTCTGATCGTTGGATGTACCACAAATCCTGGAGATTGTGATTTATTCCAAGATGCATTGGAAGAGGCGGGTGTAAATGTTTTTTACAATCCAGAGTTCATTGCACAAGGTACAATCGTTAGAGATCTTCAAAGAGCCGATATGGTTCTGATTGGTGGGTATGATAATGATGTGTATGATATCCTTGCACAGATGTATCATGCTATTCAAGTAACAGAACCAAAGATTAATTTCATGTCTCCAAAAGCAGCGGAGATTGTAAAACTTGCAACGAATTGTTTCCTTACAACCAAGATCAGTTATGCAAATATGCTTGGTGAAGTTATGACTCTTGCTGGTTTGGAAGACGAGATTGAAACTGTTCTTGGTGCTATTGGTGATGATAGTCGAGTAGGAAGAAAGTTCCTCAAGTATGGTTATGGGTATGGTGGTCCATGTTTGCCAAGAGACAATCGCTCGTTCGCAGCCTTTGCTAAGAAGATGGGTCTTGTTTACAACCTTGGATATACGACAGATAATTTCAACGATGAACATGCAATCTTCTTAACAAATTATTTCATGAAGAAGAATGTGAATAATCTTCCATTCGCTTTTCACTATGTTTCTTATAAAGAGGGAACTGATATCATCACAGAAAGTCAACAATATCGTCTGGGTTTAAATCTTTTAAACCATGGGTATAAAGTTTATGTTGTTGAAGACTATGTAAAATCTCAATGTGATGATAGAATTATCTTTGGTATTCCTAACGAAGAAGTATTCTGGGTTGAGTTATGATTGGTTATAATCGATTGGGTATTAATGGAAGATTTGGTAATCAACTCTTCCAGTATGCTGCCCTTCGTGGCATCGCGGCTAAACATGGTTATGAGTGGTGTATTCCTGAAGACGGTACTCGTACTGCTAACTATGGAATTCATCATCCGTTTAAACTGAAGCATCTTAAGAACATTGGTGAAGTGCCTTATCCAACTAGAGATGAGGCACATTTTCATTTCGATGAAGATCTTCTTGAAACTTTTACTGACAATACAAACCTTGATGGTTATCTTCAGTCCGAAAAATACTTTAAGCATATTGAAGATGAGATACGTGAAGACTTTGAATTTATTGATGAGATTCAAAACCCATGTAAAGAATTTGTAGATCAGTTTGATGAGATAATTTTCCTTCATGTTCGTCGTGGCGATAATGTTGGCAGAGAACATCTGCATCCAGTTCCTACCTTTGATTATTATCGTAAGGCTTTGGAACATTTTGATGACGATGCAATGGTTTTAATTTGCAGCGATGATGTTGCTTGGTGTAAGGAGCAAGAATTTTTCTCTGGCGAAAGGTTCTTAATTAACGAAAGTGTGCAACAATATTCTCATAAGTGTATGGAAGGTGATGGGGTTTACAGAAACTCTTTTATCCCCTATACTGATCTATGTTTGATGAGTCTTTGTAATGGTGCGATTATTTCTCCCAGCACATTGAGCTGGTGGGGTGCATGGTTACAAAAGAATCGTACAAATCCTGTGGTTGCACCAGATCCCTGGTTTGGTCCAGAACTTTTAAAAGATAACGACACTAAAGATTTACTTCCCGATGATTGGATTAAATTATCTTGGTAGGATGGGGCAACTGGGAAACCAGATGTTCCAATATGCTGCTCTCAGGGGCATTGCTGCTAAACATGGATATGGATATACCATTCCAGATCATAATGAAAAGATTAAAGATTCTCTGGGCAATATCCTGAGAATTGAATTATTTGATGTGTTTGATATTCATCCAGAACAAACTGGATATCTATTAGCTGACGGTGTAAGATCTGAAGTTGATTTTCATTTTGATGAAGATCTTCTTGAGAACTGTCCAGACAATGTTACTATCGTTGGATATTTTCAAACTGAAAAATATTTCAAACATATTGAAGATCAAATCAGGAATGAATTTACATTTAAACCAGAGTATCTGGAATCTTGTGAACCGCATAGATCTCAAATGCAGGGATCTATTGCACTCCACATTCGTCGAGGTGATTTCCTGATCAATAATTTAAATCATCATAATCTTTCTATGAAGTATTATGAAAATGCATTGAATGAATTTTCTGATGATCGAAATGTAGTTATATTTTCTGATGATCCTGCTTGGTGTAAAGAACAAGAATTGTTTGCATCTGATAGATTTTCTGTATGTGAAAGTGGTAGTTCCTACGTTGACTTATGTCTGATGTCAATGTGTTCAGATTTTATTATTGCAAACTCTACATTTTCATGGTGGGGTGCATGGTTATCAAAAGTATCAGATAAGGTGGTTGTCTATCCATCGAAATGGTTTGGTCCTAACAATGCAAATAAATCGACGAAGGATTTGTTTCCTGAAGAATGGAGAATGGTAAATGAAAACTAATTTAAAAAATGTGGACTTTATTGTTCCACTAAGAATTGATACTGGAGATCGTCTGCGGAATGTAATTCTTTCTACGTCATATCTTTTACACCACTTTGATTGTACTGTAACGATTAAAGAGGTTGATTCTGAGCGTAGGTTTGAAACTTATGCTCTTCCCATTATTAAAAGGTTAGTAGATACTACAAATCTTAACTTCATCTTTGAAGAAGAAACTAGAACTGATGATGCATTTCATCGTACAAAAGTTCTTAATGATATGATCATGGATTCTAAGTGTGATATTGTAGTGAACTATGATACAGATCTTGTTCTTCCACTCGATACTTATACTAAGGCTGTAGAAATGCTTCAAGGTGAGTATGATGTAGTCTATCCATATCGCTATGGTAATCATGGTGAACGTAAAGTAAATCTTGGGTTTACAATTGAAACTCAAGATGATATGGACAACTTTGAGAAAGATGAGTTTGTATCTCGCTTTATCAAAGAATATGATTCAACCTGTTTTGATGAACGATTCTTCTACTATCCAAGCAACCAAGGAGAAGGTTGGGCTGAATATGGAATGGTACAGTTCTTCAACCGCAAAGTTTATATGGATGGATATCTGGAGAACGAAGGTTTTATTGCATATGCTCCAGAAGATTGTGAACGGCACCACAGATGGCAAACTTTAGGGTATAATATTGGTAGAGTAGATAATCACGCTTATCATTTGGAACATCAAAGAACTCAAAACTCTTGGTTCCATAATCCACATATGCAAAATAATAATGCTTTGTGGGAATACTTAAAAACACTTTCAAAAGAACAACTGATCGAATACTACGAGAACCAAGATTACGTTAAGGAGAGACTGAAATGACCTGGCATTTGGTAACATTTGCAAACGAAAAGTTTTTAGATAAACAAAAGTATCTTCATGATATTCATGAGGAAGAATTTTGTCATCATGCGTATAATCGTGAATGGTTAGAAACCACAGATTTCTATGCTGAGAATAAAGAACTTCTTGATGCTCCAGTTGGAGCTGGGTGGTGGGCATGGAAACCCTATGTCATTTCGCAAGCAATGGAACACGCTGCAGATGGAGATTATGTTCTCTACTGTGACTGTGGTGATATGTTCTCTCCTGGTTTGAGACTGTATGTTGAGAAGGAGATGAATGATACGGATGACATTTCAATGTTGTTAATCAGCAACAATATGAACGGTCAGTATACTAAACGCGACTGTTTTATTCTAATGGATTGTGATGAGGAAGACTATTGGAATGAGCGTCAACTTGAATGTGGGTTCCTGGTATGGAAAGTCACTGACCGAACAAGGGAAGTCATTGCAGAGTGGCAGAAGTATTGTTTAGATCCTCGGATTATTAATAATGATCCAAGCACTGAAGGTGAAGAACTGGA